AGGAGATGCAGATATGGCGACATTAACTAAGCCAAAAATAACAAGAGTGAAGAGAGACTATGAACCCTTCAGAAACAGATTGAGGGATGTCATTCTAGATTTGGATATAACTCAGACCAAAGCCGCTGAAATTGTCGGCATGGATGCGCGTACATTTAATCATGTTGTCGCTGGACCAACGCATCCTGACTTGCAGTTACTGCGTGACATAGGTGAGAAGTTTAATGTCAATCTGAATTATTTGTTTGGGCTTTCCAAAAGAAAAGAGGTTGTGCCAAACGACATCGACCTTACCGATATGATTACACTTCCTTACTATGAACACAGCGAGGGTGCCGAATGGCAACCTGAATACTGCGAGACCAATAAAACATTCAAGAGATTTGAGGTTGTTCACAAATTCAATATAGAAGGAAGAACAAATCCTTGGGGTCACTATATCAAGTCAACACAGTGCGATGCCTTGCAGGGAGTGAACGCTTATGCTTTTCTTGAAGTAGTAAGTGGCTTCACAAAGAAGGGTATCTATAACATAGGTGTGAATGGAAAGTCATATATGCGATGGATTGACAGACCGCTTGGCAATTCAAAGTTGCGCGTATCGACAGATGTTTTACAACAAGATTGTGTAGAACTTGAAGAGGAACAGGTTTTGTTTGCTGGTATTGTTTATCGAAAGGGTGCAGATTTCTGAGATAGTTATCTCAATTATATGTTGACAATCCCATACAGGAATGAGATAGTACCTGTATGAAGTTAGATAAGACAGTATTACCAAGGTCATTAGACAATTATCTGCGTAGCGAAAACTACGACAGCGGCTCTGTGCCTACAGATATAAGTGCCACGAGGCTGAAGGACTCGCCTCGCGTTAATCGCCTGTTTAAGGAATATGCCAGTCAAATTACTATTGATTATACAAAGCGCGGTTTCGCCAAACTCGGCGAGGCTTGGCATGACTATATGTATAAGTATGCCCCAGAGGACTGGGTGTGCGAGGAGAGGTTCTACGCACAGATAGATGGCAGGATTATTTCTGGTGCCATTGATGCGATAGAACCCACCGCTACAGGTGTCAACATCTGGGACTACAAGTTGATGACATCTTATAAGGCACAGACTGAACTCAAAGAGTTTGAGGCTCAGTTGAATATCTATGCCTTTCTTCTCCGACAGAATGATATGAACCCTGAGGGCTTATATATAAGTGGCATCATCCGTGACTGGTCTGACAAGAAGGTTGGTGGCAACTACCCTGACACAATGTTCCCTGTCTTTGAACTTCCCATGTGGAAACCAGAAGAGGTGGAAGATTATGTTAGAGAGAGACTTGCCCTACACTTTGCAGAAGAATTACCACTCTGCACGGATGAAGAAAGATGGATGTCCTCGCCAAGGTTTGCAGTTGTATCTCAAAAAACTGGGAAGACCCTCAGACTTTTTGACAGTGAACAACAAGCAATCGACTACCAAACCAAAACACCAGTCACCATTGAGAGGCGCGAGTCTGAACCAATAAGGTGTCAGCGGTTCTGTGAGGTTGCACCATTCTGCGACCAGTATCAGTCAGAACTATTTACCAAGGAGATATTGTCAGATGGCAAATAAGATATCAGACCTACAGAAGAAACTGTCCCAGTCGGATACTGGGAAGGCAGACATCAGGGGGAAGGAGTATTCAACTGTACCCCTTCGTGTTGAATTGTTTCGCCGCGAGTTGGATGCTGGTGATGTTGCCAACCTGACATCTATATTTACACGGGTTGAGATGTACGAGGACAGAGTTGTTACTCGTGCATATCTAGCCGAAGAGGTTGATGTAATCATCAACGAAGAGGGACAAGAGATTGTCCAGATGAAGAATGTAAAGTCTGTCGGAACATCAGAGGAAGACAGACAGGCCAGCATGATTAACAAGACAAGTGCTGTAGAAAATAGCGAGACCAGTGCCGTTGGTAGAATGCTTGCGGTACTTGGGGTTCATGGTGGGGTGATGGCCTCTGCGGAAGAGGTGGACTCTGCTATGAAAGCCCAAAAGGTTGTGGAGTTGCGGCCTTCAAAGAAGCAAACAACTAACATGACCGTGGAAGAGTTCTTAAAAGTCCTCGTAAAGTCCAAGACAAAAGATGATGTCAACAGCCTTCTTATCAGTGAAAAGGTTTTCTTTGACAAACTCAAGTCGGAATCAGAGATGGACTTCTTAGAACTAAAGAAGCAAGTCACAGATTACAGAGATGCCTTGCCAAACAAAGCCGAGAATAAGGAGAATCTTAATGGCTGAGTATGATAACAACCTTCGTGGTGCCTTGTTCAAGAATGACCGCAAGGAAACCGAAAAGCACCCTGACTACACAGGTAATGTAGAAGTTGAAGGCCAGAAGTATAACATGGCCGGATGGATGCGTAAGTCCCAAAAGGGTCAGGCGTACATGAGTATCTCTTTGTCTGTGCCACAGCCACAGGGTGCCGCGCCTATGCCATCACAGGCTAACCATTCTTCTTCTTCGATGGATGATGAAATCCCATTTTAAGGAAAAGAAGATTCGTTCTTCCTCGCATCTTGGCAGGGTGCGTCAACGCCCCTGCCTTGTATGTGGGAACCCACCACCTAACCATGCACACCACATACAGTTCTCAGAACATCGTGGTCTAAGTCAGAAGGTGGGTGACCAGTGGACAGTACCGCTATGCGGGATATGCCATCACAACTTGCATACAACGAAGGAAGGAGAACGCCTGTTCTGGGTGTTCGAGGGTGTAGATGCAATGCAAGTGGCTAAAGATTTGTGGAGAGAAACAAATGGGAAAGCCGAAACTAGCACCCGAAACGAAGACATATAACTTGTTAATGCCCGTGAGGGACTGGCGTGTGTTATCGAAAATTTCACATGAAGAGTCAAAATTGCAAGGTAAATTTATCTCTGTCGGACACCTTATTAGAGAGGCATACAAAGCACTGTATTATGAGGAGATGGAATGAAGCCCGTACCACGAAAGGCTTTTGAGGAAGTCAGCGGATTTGAAGCGAAGAAACACGCCATTCGTCAGACGACTGATGGGCTGTGGCAACTGACCCTCACCATCCACGAGTTTGGTACAGCAGACTGGCTTGTGTTCGCGCCGACAGGTATGCCGCTGGCTATAGGTCTGAAGGCTCTGGACTATGACAATCCTCAAGAACCAGAACAGCAGGAGAACCCAAACAAGAGATACATTCAACGGTCAGTGATGCTGTGCAAGGATGAACGCTTCCAAAAATATATGGAACGCCGCGCATCAGAGGAAGGTTTTTATGACTGGGGTATGGACACACCAGAGAGGGAGACATCGAATGCCTTGCGAACTTATCTGGGGCTTGATAGCCGTTCTGAGTTGGGGGCTGTTCATAATGACGCTGTAAGATTTCAGATGGACACACTCGTAAATGAGTTCCGTGAGTCTCTGAAACAGAGATAGACAGTTATTGGTGTATATACAATAAAGATGGAAGGTAATAGAGATGGAGAGTCTTTTAACTGCGAAAGAAATCATGCAACGCTGGAAGGTTTCACGCGCCACCATCTACAGAATAATCGACAAAGGAGATTTGAAGGTCTATAAAATAGGGTCATCACTCAGGTTTGACCCTGAGTCTGTCCGTAATTACGAGGAAGGAGTAATAGGATGGAGTATCGACTCGTCAAAAGAAAAGGAAGAAAGTGGGAAGTCATGTGGTACGAGAGAGTTCCACGGGGAAAGAGTTTCAAGACAGTTCCAAAATGGCTTTCAACGGGGACGGACGACAAAGAGAAGGCTGAAGAGTTCTTCAACGGGTTCGTCAATGGCACCACAGATGTAAGAGGCAATGCCTTATATAATATATCTGAGGTACTGCAAGAATACACTGTTGAACTAATCAACAGAAAGACAGCCATGAGAAACATGCAACGACACTATAGCATAGTGCGTATGCTTCTCCGTCACATGGGTGACATTGACTTCAGAACCCTCAACAAGCGAATGACAAAGGAATACATCCGCAGTCGTGATGTAAAGCCACAGACCGCATCCCGTGAATTGGATGTCCTCAGTGCGGCTTTGCATTATTGTAAGGATGAAGAACTAATAGAGTGGACACCGTTCAGATTTGAGAATGTTCAAGGCGTCCCTCGTGAACGCTTCCTTTCACAGGAAGAGATTAACAAGTTGCTTGATGCTTGCGAATCATACCACATGAAATTGTGGACATTGATTGCTCTATCTACGGCGGCGCGGAGTGGTGCTATTCTCAGTCTCACATGTGACCGTGTTCGCTTTGATGATAACATCATAGACTTCAGAGACCCCACAATAGAGGGCAAGCACAAGCCTCGTTCAACAATTAAAATGCCACAGGGTTTGCGTCCATACTTGGTGGATGCGGTGAACAAGTCTGTTAGCGGGTATGTTGTGGAGAGGGACGGCAAGCCGATGAAGAATATATACGGCGAGTTCATACAAACAGCACAGAGGGCTGGTCTTCAAGGTGTAACGCCGCATGTCATGCGTCACACATGTGCCGTGCATATGGTAAAGAATGGCGTCCCTATATATGAAGTGTCAAAGTATCTAGGTCACAAGAGTGTCGAAATAACTCAGAAGCACTACGCTAAGTTCTCACCAGACTTTATGGAACGCTCATCAGAGGTGGGTTCTAGTCTTATCTCTGGGGAGAAACTACGGGTTATACAATAGCGGTTACCCTGATACACTGTGATACACACAGGTACACTAAATTATACAGTACGGCTTGTAAGTAATTGTTTTATTTGTTGAGATTAGACTTCACTCCCGCCATGACCTCTCAATATAAACAGTTACTTACTTGCCACTTGTCTAGGTTTTGTCTAGCCTTACATAGGCACGGCAAGTTTGAGTAACCTGTCGGATAAACGCTTCGCCCTGTTCGGGGTCTGTTTTGCCCAACGCGAATCAAGAATCTCTGTCGCACACATTTCCCACTCGCCGTTCTCAGCATAGGCAATAGACTGCTTGAACTGGGATAGGCGCGGTCTTCCTAATTGAAAGCACATGTTGGCAAATACTCTCTGTGCGTCCTCAGGATAGTTGTCCCACCCCTTGAAGATAAGCATACAGTCAGCCACACAGTTTGCTACATCCTGTTCAAACGCCTGTTTGATTCTGTCGAATGGAATCTTTGTGCCAACATCTTTGCCGTACTCTGGGTCTCCGCGAACTATTAAGTGGCCAATACCAAATGTTGGATGGCCTTCGGAACAAAGATAGATTTCCTCCTTCATCCCTTCGTCAATAGTAAGTTCTTCCCTTAACAAGTTAATATCCATTACTTGGTACTCACCTTCTCTGAGTTAAGCCACACAGCAAACGCGCCTGTCATGGCACCCGTAACAACGGATACCAGTCCTGCTTGGCTGGGGCTGGGGTCAGGCAATGCCATGAACCACTCCACAACACGCCAACTCATAACTGTCATTGTAAGCATCATCAGTCGCGGCAAAATGCGCCACTTGAGGATGCGCTCCATAGTATATTCTGCCATCACTTCTTCCTGAACTTATCCAATCCACGGATGCCAAGTGCGGCGGAACAAACCAAGAACAGGAGATATTGATACCAATCCGGCAGTTCGTTTAGTCTTTCAAATCCTGTCTTGACCACTCCATCTAGGCCGGGGATGAAGACTAGTATGCAAGGGATTAGAATAACTATTGTAACGAGTTCGTCTTTCCATGAACCCTGCGTTCCCTGTGCCATAATGATTTCCCACTTGCTGTCGTGGGTTGCGGCGGTCTTCATTATCTCCGCTTTGGCTTCGGCCTCAGTCAGTGCTAGGTTAGCCTTCGCCTGTTGCTTCTTTGCCTGTCCCTCTAGGAAACTTCCTGCGAGGTTAGCGATAGGACTTATGAGTGCAGTCCACATTAGATACTTGCTCCTTCTGGTTTTGCACAGCGAACACCGCGAATCTGTGGGTAAGGAAATGTTCTTACAATCGCTTCGGACATTTCAACAATACGCTCGTGGCACTGCGCCTCATTTTTGTAAGGACCTCTATTATCTTCTGCTATCAGGCACTGTACGCCATTGACCGATAGGAAGCAGAAGAATACAGAGGCGGCGAACATGGTTAGTCGTCCCTTATTCTTTTCTTTAGTCTCGCCATATCAGAGACAAGACGGTTTCTTTGACGGATGAGTTGGTCAATTCTAGACTTCTTCGCTTCAGGCGACATGCCGCTAGTTTTGATTCCCTGAATCCTGTCATTAAGTTCGTTCAACTGTTGGTACTTCTTGTTGAGTTGCTTCCTTACGCCAAGTAGTGAACGGTTGTCGCGGCGCATCTCCATCGCTTCTTCATAGTTGCCCTCTTCACGGAGCCTGTTTATTCCACGATTGATTTCATCCGCTTCCCGCTTGAGTTCGTAGAACTCAGAGAGGAATCTATTTGCGGGGTCATTGCCCCGTTCCTTAACAAATCTTGTGAGGCCAAGGTTTCTGGCGGCGACATCACTCAAGCCACTGCCAAACAGTCCCGCTGGCTTCGATGGGATTGTGCCAAATGTGCCAAGTATGCTGTCCATACCACCAAGGAACAGCCCACCAAGAGAACCAAGGTAGCCGTTCACCAACTGTTCAAACTCAATCGGGCTGATACCAGCGAGGGCGGTTGCATCACCCATGAGTTTTGCAAACTCAGATGTGGTTGAATAGGAACGCATTGCTGTAGGCAAGCCGCGAACCCCAAGACTTTCCAGTTCTCTGCCACGGAAGAAGTCCTGATTGGTAGCAACCTCTACGATAGGACGGACGGCCTGTGGTATCGGATTGAAACTGAAGTTGTTTAGGAATATCTGACTGACCGCTTCAGCAACATACTCACCATCCCTCTGACGGATGCCGTCAAGGAACACCTCAGGTATTGTTGAGAACACCGCGCCAATCTCAAACGGCTTTGGTATCAGGAACTTCTTATCGCCAGCGTAGATGATGTAGTAATTCAACTTGCGATACAGCGGCTCCTGTTCCCAGTCATCCTCTTGGGACATGATTGCATACAGCCCCATCGACAGACCCATAAGGGTAAGCCCCTTCATCGCTGTCCGCTTGGCATTAGCCTCTGTCCCAAACGCCGTTCCTGTGCGATATAAGCCCTGCACACGGGCGTTGAGGAAGGGAACTAGGGGAAGTAGCATCGCAAAGGTTTGCGCGGCTCCACCTTGCGGATTCCCCTTGCGAGAGTAGTTGATAAGGTTGAGTGCCTCATATGCGGCATCGCCTTTCTCAGCACCCTGTTCCAACATTCTGCGGAAGATGGCTTCTCGTGTTGCCATTTCCGTTGCCTCACCCACCGTATTCACCTTGTCTACAAGACCCATGAACATGTCGGACAGTTTCTGTGGGGTGTCCACAATAGTGTAACCTTCATGTCTGCGGTAAAACCGCTTCATCTTTTTGGCAAATTCTGTGTTGCTTTCGCCGAATGTGTAACCACCAAAGCCACCGATTGTCTTCATCTCTTGGACTGTTTCAGCATCAGCCAGCGCATTCTTCAGGCCAATCATTGTATCAACCATCGGACGGAGAGGTGCGTCCACCGTTACGACACCAGCCATATCACCACGGATAAGGTTGGCTTCCATAAATGATGGGGTAATCGTAATCATGTTACGGAAGAAGCGGCCAATTTGTTGCATGGTGCGAAGGAAGCCATTCATCTGCATTGGCGTGAATGTTCTCATCGCCGTGATTAGTTCGCCGTCAGACCCGACATCGTAGAACACGGTCTTGCCATTTTCCCTCAGAGTGAAGTGGTTGTTGTTGTTTTGCGCTTCAGTCGAAGAGATGCGGCGAGGGGCCTGCACACCGTCATAAAATCCAGTAGCCTTTAACTCCTCAATGACACCTACGGTGCGTTGTGTGGCTAGGTTTCTTAATCCGGCAGAGACAATGGCTTGTGTGTTTTGAAATACATTTTCATACAGGTCGCCAATCTTTTCCTCGCCACCCTTTAGTTTGCGAAGAACATCTTTGATACGGGCGTCTGGGTTATCGAATGCAGATGTGGTGTTCTGCGCGTAAGTGCTTGCCCTGCGAACCTGACCCATGAACCCTTCAGTGTAGTGTTCTTCTTCGATGACACGGTAGAATGGTACATAGTCGGCAGTGCCAATAAGTTTTTGTTTAGTCTCTTGGTCAATCGCGCCAGTGTCCTGAAGGAACTGCATCAAACTTTCATTGAAGTTTTTGTATTGATTGAATACCTCGTTGAACTCAGGGTTCTCTGCGCCGTACCGCATACCCTCTGCAATCTGTTCATCGGTCAGTAGGTTCTCTCTGCCTTCTGCCTTTAGACGCTGTGCGCGTTGTGCATACACATACATCTGGAACTTGGCATACTTATCTCCAGTTCCAATAGGTTCAAAGATATCCCGTAAACCCCGCGTGCCTTCAACGATGGAGACCGTCCCGTCTGCGTTAAGTTTAGGCGCACCCAACTTTGTGAACATCTCCATCTTGCCGGAGAGTTGTTGTGCAATCTCTGTAATCTTGAACGCACCTTGTGCGAATGGAAGATAGCGGCGTTCTCCAGTCCTTCGATAGTTTAGTTCAAGTTCTCTGCGTGCGATTGGTGCAAGTCCGTGGATAAACTCGTTAACGAACTTTTCTCTTGATGCCGCACGCCCTTCCTTTGTGGTGAACTTGCGAATGAAGTTGTAAACCTTGGCACTGACAGACCGCGCATTCGGGTCTGCCATGATAGCCCTCATGCCATCGGTTGTTCTGTAGTCTCCTGCTCCGAATCGGACTGACTCTTCTTCGCCTTGTATAGTTCGACCAGCCTTTCCGCTAGACTCTGCATCTGCTTTGTCGATAGTTGCTCGGACAGAGTCTGGTCGGGCTGTTCCGTCCACGGAGCGTAACCCTGTTTTGCCATTCATAATCTCCTTAAATGCATCTTCGTATGACTCGTTAAGCCTTTCTTCCAAACCACCGTTTGTAAGTTTTGCATACAGGTCTTTCTCTGGATACCAGAGGATTGCTTGCATGTCTGCTGATGTAAGATTGAGGCCGTTCTCTGCAAGTATCTCCCTTGCACGACTCACAATATCTCGTATGAAAGAACGCTGTTGACCACCAGATGGTGTGTCTTTAGGCTTTACCCCATTGGTAAGGGCGTTGGCGGCAGACCGCATCAACTGTGTCTTTTTGATTTCTGCCTTAGGTACACCAGCGTCACGCTGGCTATCGTAGTAAGCCTCGCCGATTTCGTTTTGTTCTGTAATCAAATCGAATGTGTATTGTTCATCCGTGCCAAACAAATCTTCATCAAACTGCACACCTTCATTACGCATCTCAACGCGCATCTCCTGAAGGTTGTTTTCAAAAGCCTTCTTGTTTCCAACAAGTGTGCCAGTCAAGCGTCCCCATGTACGCATGAACCAAAGGTCAATGGTGATTGGGTCATAGTTACCCATGAGGTTTTGGTAAAAGCCCTGCCCAATTTTTGGGCCAAACATAAATGAGCCATAAACATTTGTGTTAACTTGTTCACCGCTAAGAGTAACTCCACCCTTACCGACTTTAATCCCGATGTCTTGAAGTGCTTGCTTCAATTCGCCAACTGTAAACTGGGTGTCTAGGAACTGATAGAATGACTCGTTTTTTTCCTTGAACACATCAAGCAATATGTTTGCGTTAATAAAGTTTTTCTCAATCGCAGGAGATGACTTGCCCTCACCAAATACTGGGAAGCGTCCGTTGTCTCTCCAGAACTCATAAGCCGCCAGACCAAGGCGTGAGTTACGGGACACAACAATACCTTGTGATGTTATAGCAAGTGCAAGAGAAAATGCGGAACGGTGTTCTCTGTCGGTGGCTACCTCTGGGTACATCTCAGCGACAGAATCAATGGCCGCTTGAATATTTGCCGTGTACCAGTTGGTTGCATTGTTCTCTGGGTTGTTTTGTCGTGCCGCCACTGTCTCTGCCGCAAGAATGCGGGACAGTTTTTCGTCACTCTCTGGTGTTCTGTTGGTATAGTTCAGGGGTTCTTCTAGAACACTGAGACTTCTGTTGTGCAACATGCGCCCAGCCTCAGATACATTTCGTCCGGCGGTGCGCTTCTTCCCATCCTTACCTTTAGCATTGTCTGCATCAGGAAGTTGTGGGTCAAAGTTTGGATTATAAAGAACATCCATTGAGGAACGCTTACGCATACCCTCATCAAAGCCGAACTGGTCAGCAATGGCGTTGTTGTTTCTGTTCATGGGTGCGACATCATTCAGGTCTTGAACTCGGTCAAGACGAATGGACGCCTCGTTAAACATATCCATTTGGACAGGTTCAGTTTTCTCCGGCTTCTTAACAACAAAGGATGAGTCGTAGTATTTTACAGCATCGCCAAGTTCAGGGAACTCCTGCTTGAAGCGTTCAGAGTTAGCCAACTTATTATAAATGCGTTGCTTCTGTTCACTGTTGCCAGCAAACTTTACACCGTCAACGCGTATGCCGTTATCTCTTGCGTAGTCCAGCCCCTTGCGGACAGATGCCACAACTCTGCCAAACATTTCAAACAGTGCCTGTGGGGTAATGGGAACATCACCAGTCATAGCATCAAAGCGGTCATCCACTTTGAAGTCCACATTCATAAAGTTGACTGAGTCTCCAGCCTTGTCTTTATATTGGTCAAGCCCTCTGACTGAATCAGGCAAGTCCTCAATATAGAACTGCTGGTTATCCATTATAACAGTGAGGTCTCTACTAAAACGCTTTGGGCTGTCCGGCGTAATCTTTTTCAGTATTGGCTTGGCGGCTTTGATGGCGTCTGCCATGTACGGCATACCGTTGTTAAGGTCGTAGTGTTGATGTTCAAATTTTTCAAAGGAGATGTCGCCGTCAGTGGTCTTAACCATGAGGATGAACGGGATGTTGTCCGATGACGGTAGATACCCCCTTGTGTCAACCTTTCTGAGTGCGTTGTTAGCCGCATCGTAAGCCAAGTTTGCAGAACGAATGACATGCATTGTTGCGATATTGGCTTCTGCATCACCAAAACTAATGATGTCATTGAAGAACATTACCTCATCTTTTGCCTGACCAATCTCACCCTCTTTAAGAAACTTAAAGAAGTCTGCTGGCATGTAACTTCTTAAAAGTTTAGCCTCTGACGAGTCAGGCTTGTTCTGGAATATGTCTACTACAGCGTCCGCTACCGACTGTGCATCATTGAGTCTATAGAAATCATATACTGGGGGTGATACTGCTTCGTACTTAAATTCTTGGTAGGAGTAGATTTTAGTAAACCCACTAGGTTGTATATCCGTACTATCGAGAACTTGCTGGTAGTTATCGAATATAGCGCGTAGGCTTTCTTCCGAGCCAACAGACGATGCGGCCTTGTCAACTTGGTCTTCCTTACGCAAGTTGATGTATTCGTAGACTGGGTGTTCTTTACCACCATCGCGTCCCTTCATTCTGATGCGGCCAATAACAGGGCCTTTAACCATCTGTTCCGCATACATTACAGGGCGAAGGCGTGGCTCCGATGGGGAGTCAGGGAATGTTGCAAGTTTAGCAGGACCATCCATGTTGACAGCCAACGCATAGAGATGGTCTCCACTTGGGTTCTTAATCTTTGTTGCGCCACCATTCTCACTGGATAGATTGTTTGTGGATGTAACAGAAACAATCGTGTGAATTGGGTCTGTCTCGTTGTCTCTGTCAAGCCACTCCCACTTTGCCCGTTTCTTTGTGGACTTACTTGGGTTAACTAAGTTGACTACACGGCCAACTTGACCTGTCGTGTTTGTGGATGGTGTGAGGGCTGTCTCAACATCGCTGACTTGCATGTCAGGACGACCCTTTTCATCAATGATGATTGTCGCGCCAGTGAATGTCTGGCCAGTAATGTCAGCAACAGCGTTGAAGTTCTCGTCAAGTTGCACATAGTTACCACCCTCTGCTGGGTTAGCAACTCCAAACCTTCCTTGCATACCCGCGTTGTCCCGCCGCACTGGAACAACTCGTGACTCCTCACTGGCAATAGTTTCTGAACGGGGTGTAACTTCCCGGCCAGATATCTTACGCGCAGTCTTTCCTTTGGCCGCACGAGTGAATACATCTTCTGCCGTCTGGAAGCCCATGCCTCTAAGTGAGTTTGCGAGGCGGGGTAGGAAGCGGGAGACAAAGTCAAAGTATTTTCCAAACGCACCAGACAGCGGGTTCTCATCTCCGGCCTGTCTAGCGCGTTGGTAAAACTCGTAGGTCATAGCCTGAAATTCAGATGGGCTTTCCATTACAGGAAGGGTTCCATCAAGTGCCATCTTGTGTTCCTGTGGTGCATACTTTTTCCACAGTTTGCGTACAGACGATGGCAGTGCTTTGTAGTTAACTTTACCGTCTTTTAATTTGTAGACACTGGAAAGAAGTTTTGCGTCAGATGGGCTGTGCTGTTCGTAGAAGTCCTGAAGGACATGGAAAGCCTCATGCTGTGCAGTCTGTGCCACTCGTGTTGGGCTGTCGTTGTAGAACGCAAGGTCGATGACGGCCTGAAGTTTGCCGTCAGTGGTGGGCTTGTAACTCTTGAGGCCGTTTAGTGCGTGTCCCTTTTTGTTTTGCAGGGATTTGAGGAAGTTGATGTCAACGCCGCCGTCAACACCAGCACCGCCAAGTGTGTCAACAATGGCGTCAGCGGCCATGAAGGCACCGACAATCTCGTTAGCACCCATTGACTGGTCATTCATTACCTGACCGCGTATACTATCGGCAACTTTCTTACCCTGTGTACCACGGTTAGAAAGTTCCTTCAGTCTCGCGTTGAGGTAATTAACCGCACCGCTGTAGCGGTTCAGGTTTTGGTCTGTTGCCGCTTGGTCTACACTGCCATCTTCCGCTGTGCGCTGTGACTCCTCTGTCCCCATAGCGCGTAGGGTTCGCAGTAGACCCTCATTGTCGTCAGGCTCTACGGCCTCACGGGATACAGTCCTCTGCACGCCCTCATCATCAAGAGGTTGTGGCCCCATCTCGCCGTCATACTCCATACGGGGCTGACCAGCGATGTCTGTTGCCTCTACGGTTCCAGCCTCTACTCCACGGTCAGCAAAACCCTCTGGGTCTTGTGCCATCTCCGCTGTTGGACGCAGTATCGGAGAGCCAGTTTCTCCAGCCTCTTGTGCAGTAGAGGGAGAGATATTTAGTTCGGCAAACCGTCTGGTCAGAAGTTCAATTTTTCTCTTAAGTGGGATGCCAGCCTTGAGAGTGTCGGCAATAACTTGGTCTGACCTGTTATTACGGGCAAACTCAAGTATCTGTTCGCCTGTGAGTTGCGATGTCTCTTGCTGTGCGCGAGAGGCGGCTGATGGTCCGATGTTGATAGGTGTGGTAGACGCACCAGTAACAGCGTCTTCTAATTGTTTAGCCACCTCTGGGTCGTTGAATACTTCTCTTGGGTCTCTGCCTTCTGCTTGCGCCCGTTTCATTGCCTCATCAAGCGTTGAACGCATGGCATCGTATTGAGGGTTCTCTGTCTCTGGGCGAGACTCAAGCGCAGACTGTTGATTGCCCGTCAGTATTGCAGGACGGCGTGTACCATCACGGGATGTCACCTCACCAACAGTCGTTTCTGGTGTTTCTACGCCACCGTCAAAGCCTATCTGAGGTACGGCTTCACGGCCTTCTATTTGACGGGGACGACCAGTGACAAAATCTTGCGCGGCTGTGGCGAGTTCTGGGTCAATAGGAGAGGGGGGAGTTTCGGTTGTGAATGGTGCTGTTGTTACACCGATACCGCCACCAGTTGCCGCACCAGCAAGGAAGGATTCTGTCAGGCGGTACTGAACATCTGGGTCTTGTAGGACGCTGGTGTCAAAGTTGTTGGCGGCGAGAACTTGCAAGAGGTCTTGTGAAAGTTCGGTAGACCCCTCTAGACCAGTACCAGCGAGACCCTTCTTAATCATATTAGGGGTGATGCGTGTGCTACCCTTGAACGGGACAAGTCGTGTGATAAGGGTGTTGAGGCCGGACTGAACAGTGGCGGTTCCTAAAAGCGCGACACCTTCTTCAGCGGTTGGGGCGCGACCATTAACCTCTTTGAACTCTTGAGTGTTGCGGCCAAGGAAAGGGATAATGCCAGCAAGTGTACCGCCAACCAAGGCACCAACGATTGGAATTGGTATAAGCAACTGTCCGGCGGCGGCTCCTGCAAACACTGTTGCCATCTCAGGTATAGACTGAACAAGGTAAGAGCCAGCAGAGGTAAGGACATCACCGATGCCTTCTGCCTCTTGGATTGGCTTGATACCCTCTATTTCTGACGCGGCGTCCCGTTGACCTTGGGCAAAGGATTGCAGACCCTGTTCAAATGAATCAGTGCTATCTCCAAACGCCATATCGGAGAGGGTGGCTATACCCTCTGAGCCTGAACTTAATAATTCACGGCCACCGAGTTCGAGTAGGTCGCCAGTGCGGCCAAAGAAACCTTGTTCTTCCTCAATCCCATATTGACCAGTCATTCTCTCAAGGATAATGCCTCGCGCCTTGTCAATATCTTCTTGTGAGTAGCCAGTGGTGTCATAGAGACGACCATCAGGCATTCTTACTGTAGCCATTATATACCTACTGATTCAGAATATCGCCGATGGACGCTGGCTCTTCTGTGTTAGAACCAGTTAGACCCCCGGCTATGGTTGCCTGTTGTAGTGCGAGTTGAGAGAGGATTGGCATCAACGCTGTAGACGGGTAGTCCTGCATATTCTCTGCCTCATCTTGCTTGATAAGGCCAAGTTCAACAGCAAGGTCTAGACGAGATGTTGGGTCGGCAAGTCTGTCCTTAAACATACCCAGTACGGCGTTGTATGTGGATGTAGATGGCTTCAATGTGCCTTTGCTACCCTTGCCATCACTGCGGTCATAGTATGCCGCTTGAGAAGAGCGAAGCCCTACCTGAGACAGTGTGTCAGCAACATTCAGCAGTTGGACATTCATATCCAAAGCCATCTTCTGACCCTTCATCTTGTGTTCAAACTCTGTGGCCGCGATGTCATAAGCCATCTTGTATTTCTGGAAGAGTTGTTCTTGGTCTTGCTTGCCGAGGTTGCGGAAAGAAGAGATGCCTTTCTGCCCAGCCTTGGCCACAGCCCTCATGAAGTTAGCTTCTGGGCTTGCCGCCAATTCCAGACCAAAGTCAATCAATGCTTGGAACATCATGTTCTGAGGGGTACGGCGTTGCGTATCCATCATATCCATAAGTTCCTTACGCTTGGTAATTAGTTCGGCTGTGCCATCGTTGTAGGCATCCAGTAGTTTCTTTTGGTCATCACGAAGATTTCCAATCTCTGTCTTGAAGAAGCCGAGGTCGCCAATCTGCTTGAGGTTCATGTCACCCAAACCACTCTTGTCATTAGCGGCATCACCAACCGCACTACTCAATGCGTCAGCGGCATTGTTGTTGCCTGTGGCCTTGAGGGTAGCCTCATAAGTGGCGCGTTCACCAAACTGTTCTGCCTTCCTGTTTCCAGCACCTATAATTGGATTGATTGGCTTGGTATCACCAATATCACCGTAGTAACCCAAGCCATAATCATTTTCTGAGTTGTATCCAGTTTTGTTTTCATCCTTTGCTGGAATATCTGCACCCATGCTAATATATGGGTTAGACGGAAATGTGTCTTTTGTTATACCAGTTCCCTTGCCACCTTTTCCAGCAAGGTTCAGTGGGTCCGCACCCGGTCCGGGGCGGGATTTGGCTTTCTCTATGTTATCCATCGCTCTGTCGAAGAGGGTTTTTTCCTTTGTGGTGTTACCGAGCAAATCGTCATTACTATCGCCGTATCTGTCGTCATATCGCTTTGCATCATCCTGCAAGCGTTGCATATACGCAGGGTTGTTCAGGCTATAGAGACCATTGTCCGGCCTTGTTGCGTTGGTAGTTCGTGTAACACGGGATAGCTGGTCTTGGTTTGCCAACTTAGCTGGGTTTGTCTCGCGCTTGAATGTCGGTGCATTTCCCAAGTCATCTACATTGTAGCCGTATCGGTCTTCCATATCGCTGATGCGTTTGCCAGCCGCGATGCCTTGCTGAACATCAAGGTCTCCCATGACACTGCGAGGCTGTTTGTTTGCAGTCATCCTGCCAAGCGCGTTTCTAGCGTAAAGGACTGCATCCTTGCCATAAGTGTCAATCACTGACGGGTCAGTGGCTAATGCTTGTAGACTTGCCCGGTCCCCGGACTGTGCTAACTGGTCAATCGTATCAAAGATTTTAGGGCGGGAAGATGTCTGAGAGTTAGGATTAACTGTGCTAACTCTCCGCGCTGTTACGCCAAAAGGATTGTTTTCTTTATCCTTTGCAAGAGTAATGGCCTCGTCAATCATGTCGTCAGAGTAATTGTTGCGCCCATTTTCAAATGTAATCTGCGCCCTCATGAGACGCTTCTTCACATCTGGGTCTGTAAAGTCAATCTTATCCGCTAGACCAACATCCAATGCGTCAGCAACATGTCGCTTGTAGTTGGCGTTAGAGGCGGATGAGTTGTCCCCAACTGGTGCATAGCGGTCAATAAAGTCATTTACATTATCTATACCCATGTTGGCGTATGAGTCTGCTAGTACCGCGCCAGCGCGTAAGCCAGCAAGGTCACTGTCAAAAACAGCATACCCATCGTTCTGCCCCGCATAGCCAAAGAAGTCAGAGTTGGGACGAATATTTAGTGGGTTCTTGTTTCTCTCGCCAAGCGTTGGTTTGGGGAGAGGTAGGCCACCATCATACATCCCTTGCGGTTGAGGGGCTTGTTGCTTCTGGGGTAGAGGCCGTCCCATTGGTGGCATTTGCTGAGAAGCCTGAGGCATGACAGGAGTTCTGTTTGCCATAGCCACTTGCTGTGCTTTTGCGCCCTGACGCATTGCCTGACGGCGGTTAATCTCGGCAACAACAAACTGTGTAGGGATTTTATCGGGACGCTTCAGCATCTCCATCAACTGGTTATCGTTAACCTTACCTAGAACTGATTGGAATTGTGCCGGATTTATCATCTTCGTACCTTTAAGCGTAAGGGTTGCCAGTCATTGGGTTAACCCCACCAAAACCGTATGGGCTAAAGCCGCCCATCTGTCCGTACAAGCCAAGACCAGCAAGACCCAAGCCAGCCATAGACTGGAACGGAGACGGCGTTGGCTGTGTCATCGTGGTGATAGTACCCATAGGCGCACCCTGAAGAAGGTCTGCCATGAAACCAACTTGCTGGTATGGATATGCCTGTTGTTCTTTGAAGTCTGAGTACGCTAGGTCTTTAGAAGCCTGACCCATTTGCTGGTTGGCAGAACCAATTTGCATAAGCGCATTCGCTTGGTCGAAGCCAAGGCCCTGTCCAGCACCAACAAGACCAGCAATACCCTGTGCGTTAGCAATGGCCTGAGAGCCAGCAACTTTCTGGCCAGCGAGGTCAGTAGCCTGATTAAGTTGCTGTGCAGTCAAGTCCATCTTGGCGTCAGTGGCATAAGCCTTCTGCGCTTCTGAGTATGCGTTTGCCAGTTGCTTTGCTTCCATGTCAGCGAGGCGGTCTTGCATGTTAGACTGCGCTTCGGCGTTCTCAATGAAGCGGCGAGAGTTGTCGCCAAACGCACCAGCGGCTACCTGACCAGCGGCGCGCTTTTGCGCGGCAATATCTTCAGCATCAAAGATGCGTTGTCTTGCCTTGTCCAGAACATTGTCTGTGTAAGGATTCATATACTGCGCGGCTGTTGCGGAGTCGAATGTTGAAGCGTTGACATTCTGTGTGGTTACGGGGGACAGACCCATAATACCAGCCATCGCCGCGTTAAGGTCAGACTGACCAGTACCCATCATTGCGCGAATGTCGTTCATCGCGTCAAGTTGGTCTTGCGTAAAGCCCTCAATGCGTGGGCCAGTGTAAGACTGGTATGGCTGTTTAACTAGGTTAGACGCGACATCAAGATTCTCCTTGAGTGGCGTTTTAATATAGTCAGGTATGTCTGTGGTTTGTGTGGTAGTTGAACTACCCGACTTACAAAAAGAACCCATTATTTATCTCCACAAGAAATTCCTTGTCTCTCCCGTTATGACTGTTGTGCCAAGGTCTCTGCCAAATCGCTTGTATAGCCTTGACTTAGCGTCAGTATTTACTGGACCGAAGTTGGCTATCACCAGTGGGATACCACCATCTACAGCCATCTTCCGTGCGGCCTCGACCATCTTAAATATCGCCCTAGTCTTTCTCGCTTCAGGAGAGACATAGGTGAACTGGTCAAATAAGCCGATATCGTCAGACCACCAGAAACGGTCAGGTCTCAGACCCATCACCGCCTTAGGAACTCCTTGTATTTCTGCAACTATTATACACCCCATCTCACGGCAGTGCCGGATGACATTGCGTACTTTCTTCTTATTTATAGTTCCCATGCCCGCTTCCCGGTGCATGGCTACAAGAAGTTCTAATATTGACTGGTCATCATGCTTTGTTGCGTTCCTCAGACTTAACTCGGTCACGGTACTTCCTTAATGCGGCCATCCGTTTCTTCTCAAGAACGCGGATTCCACGGTCATAGTTTCCATTTCCCTCGTCAAGCACACGCTCGTATGGTTCTACATACTCTTGGCTGGACAACATGAACGGCCCAACCAAATCATCCTTAGGCCCACCAGCACCAAGGATTTCCCCGTGAGGACCACGAGGAATACCATTCTTAGCCTGAATAATTCCCGGCATTTGTTTGAAGAAGTTATACTCGCCGCCAGTCAAACCATAGTTGGTTAAGTCAGGCAATGCGTTCATCTCAAATTTTGACCCAATCGTAGGCGCGGTTGTCTCTTCAGACTCAACCTTCACACAGGACTGAGTCTCTTCGCTGTAAACATACCCTTCTGGACACGGGTCTAGAGGAGTTTTCTTTTCATCCTGACCGCCCTCATTGGTGTTGTTGAAATTGTCAGCGTTAAAGGGGTCAAACTCAGACTGACCTGTGTAAACTTCCATAGTGTCGCTGAAGGGAACTCCCTCAGGACTAAGGTTAAACAAATCGCCAACAAAATTAGCAATGCCACCCATTAACCCCGGCATCTTACCTTTGTGTGTATACCCGACAACCTTGCCAGTCTTTGGGTTTGTAACAAAACTATATGCAGTTTTATTTTTGTGTGCATCTAGTATGGAGCGCGAAAGCCATGAGTCTCGCTCCTCTAGTTCTTGAATCTGTTTCTGAGACAAACCCGCTTGTGGTCGAGGTGCACCTGTATCCTTGGACTGGTCTGTTAGGTCATACCCAAGTTTGTTGGCGGCAGAGTCAGAACCCCAATCTACATAATCCTCTTCATCAGAGTTAGCCCAATCAATTCCTGTGTTTACAGAGCCAGAGGACTTATTAGAACCCTGAGGTTTGCCTGTGTTATAGTTCCCAGTCTGTGCGTTATACGAGTCCTGCATGGCACCACGGATGCCATCCGTGTTGCTAATCGAGTCCCCGATACTTCCTGCTGATGATGCCCCTACACACATTATGCTAATGTCCCTTTATTTCTCATCGCCTCAATGACTGTTGCTAAAACATTCGCCACATCCGCTACAGTTGCAGTCGAGGCGTCTAGGTCTTTCTTCTGTGTAAAATTAGCCACAGAGAAACTCTCGTCAGGGTCGGCTGTGTTTGCCGCCTGATTTATCTTGTCCAGTTCGTTTTCCAGTTCGTCAACGAGGACATCGCCCCAGTAACGCATGTCATCCATTGGGCGGGGTAGCGGCATTATCTTTCACCATCTGGTTGCATATCGACTCTTGTATGGCCCAGTCGCCAACTCGTACCGACTGTGTCCGACTCCACTTTGATAGACAGTTGCCGTCCGCGCACCCTTGGGTTAATTTTTGTCGTAGAACTGGTGATTGGAAATGGTCCTTTACTTGTAAAACTGGACATAGCGTCTTTTCTGGTGCTGAAGGTAATGTCTGCTGTTCCGTCAACGATGAGGTCCGGCAAGGCACGATTGATAAACATAACCTCTTGGCCATCGCCAATGTCCATGTCAGCGGATTCGATGTAAGACTCCATCGCCGCACCATCATCATCCTCACCGATTTCGTGAGAGTAGAGATATCCGTTTGTCCCCGCACCGATGTTGTTCGGGAAGGTCGATGCATCCGTCCATGCGGTTCTTGGCATTGAGCCAACATCCCAAACATTCTCACGATAGTTATACTTAACATACCTGTTATTCTCGTTAGTGTTTTCCTGTGGATAGAACCAGAACACCTCGTTGTGTTCTTTATCCAGCCCAGCAACAACCTTCTCAACCTGAACAGAGTTAAGGTCTTCAAATACAAAGTTGTTGACGGGTCCAATTAAGGGACGGACAGAACCATCAAAAGCAAAAAACTGGTTAATGCCCATCCAGTAAACAATGCCACCCACCTCTACAGCGGCGAGTGGTCCACCAAGGCCACAGCCTGTGGCGAGTTCGCGGAAGCCAAATGTGTATGGCGGTCCACGGAAAGTCATTGAGTGCAGACTTGTGTCAGTCCAGATTAGAATCTGACCGCGTGTTCTTCGTGCGCCGATAATCCTAGAACCGCCAGTCAGACGCTGAGAGCCAGCGGTGTTAGTCGCGGCTGATGTCCATGTGTTTGTCGTCTCTTGTGATGCAAATGCCACAGTTAAGGGGTCATCTGCGCCAAGTGCAACAAGGTGTCGGTCAGGTGTTGATACGATAACGCCTCGCGTGGTGTTCGGCGTAGCGGCGTCACCTGTGTATGCATCGTTAATAAGAAACGCCCTGTTACCCACACCAGCAGATGCATCCCACTGGATTAGCGTCTGGCCGATAACCGAAGCGACCAAGTCTTCACCAAATATGTCAAACGCCCATGTTCTGGCGTCAACCTCAATACCCTGTGCGTTGGACGGAACATTCCAACCGCCACCAGTTCTTGCGGTGTTCCATGTCCCAACACCCCAACCGTAGTCGAACACAGACGATTGCTGACCGGGGTTCAACAGGTATTCATATGATACCGTGCCACCAACGCCAGTAGCGGTAGATGTTGCCGCGCCAGATGGTGTCGCGCCAGTTGTCAGAGGCAACGCGGCGTCAAAACTGTAAGAGTTCGTGTTGATGAAGGTAATCTGGAACTCAGTGTTAGCCGCCCAAGAGACGCCGTTAAAACTCGCCGCCCCAAGGACAATGCGGTTTCCGTCAACCATACCATGCGCGGCAGATGTAACAGTCACAACAGTCGAGCCGTTAGTCACATCGAATGCGTTGCTTAGATTACCTGACTGAATGACAGGAGTGACATCATACAGCACACCACCCTTGAGGATGTAGAGGTGTGTGTGAGTGCCAACAGCCATCAAAGCGTTGTCATCATTGTCGCGCCACTGAATAAGACCACGGCATGAACCAGAGAACTGGTTTTGTGTTAACTTCTGCCAGCCCTTGAGTTTCTCAGGCTTGCCGTTCCAGAAGCGTATCTTGTCTGAATCAATCCAGCGGCCCTCAGATGAGTAACTTGTGTCATCCTTAACGATACCGGGGGCAAATTTCAAAGTAGCTAATGGCATACATCACCCCGTTGTTAGCGTAGGGCCACTAATGGAGAATGTTCCCGATGTGTGGTCACCAGTTAATGTTTGTATTAAAGAACTCCTGCGGCTGTTGCTCGCCGACAAGCCTGTCGATGCATGACCGTTCTGGGTGTAAGCATTTGCAGAACCGTCAATATCGGTTGGCCATGTTCTCTTGTTGTTGGTGCAGAACCAGAACTCTCTTTGCCCATTGATTATCTTTGACGCCGCCGCAAAGTCCCTTGAGTCCCGTCCTGCCGCGCCAGTTCCACCGTTATATACATATGTGTTAGTATTGGTGTCGTCATAGTTTCCACTAGAGTCCAGCGGAATCACGCTTGCCGCCGCTGTCTGAAAGTTCTCAGTGCCACCACCAAGGTTGGCGTAGTCACACTCATTGTATGTCCACTCAAACCTAAATGTATTGGTAGCGGAACGCTTCAGAAGAAAGTGAAAGTTAGCATTTCCAGCAACACTACTGTGACGAACTCCACCACCAGAGGCACCGCCAAAACCGCCAGCACTAAAAGAAAGCCCAACCGTACCGTTTACACTCTGCAACGCAGTGACAAGTGCGTCCTTGTTGTTCTTCCTGATTGAACCAGTGCCGTCAACGGTGATGCTTTGAGAACTTTGATTTCTAATGCAAAACCCGCTGTAACTCCGAATTGTCCCATTGACAGTTAGGGTTGTATCTCCGTCCCAGTTGGAAGCGAAGTTCAGTGCTACACCATTCTGATTGTTATTGGTTACTGTGGAACTAATAACAATCTCTTTTGGGTAGTCGAGAGACGAGTCAGTGCCGAAATAGTCAGACGCTTCTTTGTTTGTTCTGTTGGTAGACTCTGTGTACTTGAAGGCTCTCTTTTGCCCGTAGAAACTACCCATTGATATGCCGCCGGATGTTGGAACATTAGCCGACAGGTTAGTGGATGGGTTGTCACCTGAGTTTCCACGCACAATACCGCCACCGCGATAATATGAACCTAGTGATACTGAACCGCTACTAGCATACTCAGTCCGAAGGTCTGAGAAGCTGATAGCCCCAGACGCTTGCAGTGTCATTATACAGTCCCATATGCAGTGATGTTACCAACTACGGTCAGGTTTCCAGATGAATCCAATTTCATCTTGTCCGTCCCGTTGTAGGCAAACATCAGGTTGTTTGAACCATCTTGCTGGACAGTCCATCCGTTTGTGCCGAGGCTAACAACCCCAGCGTTGACCGTGCCAGTTGTCGTGATGTTGTTGGAGCCAGCGTTCATCGCACCGCTGGATGTAATTGTACCAGTAATCGTACCAGTAACTGTAAGGTCTTGGCTTACGGTTAGGTCACCCGTAACATCTACGCCACCCGTGACCGCTTCTGCTTTTGTTATACCGTTGTAGCGGAGTTGGTTAGCCGAACCCTCAGACAGAGAGTAGACGCTGTTTACACCGTCTGTGTGGATAATCCCTGAAGAGTTGGCATATACCGTTGCCGTTGCAGAGCCAGACCCAACCTGAAAGGTAATGTTCTGGCCGTACTCGTTGATTACATTGATGATTTTCTTAACTGAAGAGGGGAGTGTTACCGTGACCGCACCAGTTGGAGAACCAGTGTAGCGGTATGTAGCATAGCGTTCAGACTCACCAGCGGTGCCATCGGCAGGGGCTGTAACGGTCTGTGTGGTAAGACTGGATGAAATTGTATAAATGCCATACAGAGCCTCATCAATCATCGTAAAGTTTGTATTGGTAATGTCACCCCAAGAGTTGGCGTTCTCGCCCGTCCCTTGCTTTTCCAATCCAATGTTAGTGTAGGTTGATGGCATCGTAACCTCTCAATAAAAAACCCCACGCAAAGCGTGAGGCCCATCTCGACTTAGTTTAATATATCATACCCTTAACTGGCAGGGCTGAACTATCTTGACCAGTTATTCCAAGACTCGCCTGAAGTATTGGTCACAAGTGGCGACCAGTTCTCTGAAGAACCCGCCGTAATAGCAGACCATGTCTCTGCTGGGGTATCCGTGTTCAGCAGTGACCAAAGGATGTTTCCGTCTGTTGTCTGGATAAACAACGCCTCAATCGGGGAGACGCCAGACAGGATTGCGTTTGCGTCTGCTGACTTAATAAAGGCAGACACAACATCTAGTTCACCACCTAGTATCGCAATACCAGTGGATGTTTGGCTGAATGCCGAAACAATATCGCTAGAACCAGCCGCAACAAGGTTTCCGTCAGAGGACTGTGTAAAGTTGAACTGCTGTTCAGAAGACCCGGAGACAACTTTGTTTCCTACTGACTGCTTAATAAACGAAGTTTCCTGTTCTGAAACCCCGGACGCTATGTATATCCCGTTAGATGTCTGGACAAAGTTAGACACATGGTCAACGGAGGACTCTTTAACTATGTTCGCCGCGCTAGACTGCGTTGCAGAAGATATGACCTCCGCACGGGCAGACAGCACTGAGTTGCCCGTAGAGGACTGTGTAAACGACATTGTCGCCTCGAACAGCCCCACCAGAACGCCAACAGCAACCGATGACTTACTTGATGTCCCTATCATCTCTGACGAGCCAGAGGCTATTAAGTTTCCGTTCTGACTGCCAGTGAATGCAGACACAAGACCTTGGCTGGCGGTGAAAACTATTCCTTGTTCAGCGTAACTACGAGTGGAAAATGTCTCTTCCCCGAACATTACCAGCCCTCTGGGACTTTAACTTCAGATTGTTCGGCAACTATCTGTCTCTCAAGTTTTTTGAATACTTGGGCTTCAGTCATGCCGAGGGAGTTCAATATCCAAGACTTAACGATGTCCTGAGTTACAGAGTTGAACTGTGTAAACAGTTCTTGGTTAGTTGGTGTGCCGAAGTATTCTGTGCCAGACATCAGTGCTTTGTGTTCTCCGTCCACAGCAGACACAGACCAGCCAACAGATTTTATTACATCTGTAAACTCACCCTCATCACGGACTGTCGGGGGAGTTATTCTCCAAGTGTAAGTAATCATTAGTATGTCCCGTATCTTTCAATTCGCCATTCGTAGGTGTCTGATGCTTCACCAATGGCCAAGGCAAGGTCATTTGTCCCAATGGTGATTGGAAGTATTGATTGAGTAATTCTGGTTCCACCAGAGGGTGTGTCACCCCCAGCTTGCAACTCAGTGCCAGTATTTAGGAAATCGCTTGAGTATACTGCGGAGAACTTCATTTGCAGGGTCCTTGAAGCCCCAGAGCCTTCAGTATAAATATAAACATACCCGTCTGTAGTGGTGTGAGTTGGAACTGTAGAGGAACTATTAAAGTATCCACCATAGTGGGTTACGCCAGAAGCACCCGTCCAGTCACCACCTAATCCGTAATAACTACTACCGGGGTTGTTGTCTGCTTGTGCGTCTGTGATTGATGATGCGATAGAAACACCAAGACCAATGTAAGCCGCCGAAGACGCTAAGAACCTCAACACCAGAACATGGTTTGACGCACCGTCAAATGCGGTGGCAAATGTATTTCCAGCATATGTTTGAGTTGGGCTTGTTAACTTACCGTATGTTCGTGTGTATCCATCCTGCCCAGTGTATGAACTTCTTGTGTAGTTGTGATTCATAAAGTTCAGTGCCGCTGGAGTTACAGCTGGAAGCATTGACAGGTTGTTCCACCTTCCCCCAGCGTAAACCCGAATAGCATCGTCTGCTGTATTGTAATACAAAGCACCTTCAGTCGTTGAGGAATGGTTAGATGCGTTCTGGTCTAGCAAGAGGACATCGGTCAGGGATATGTTTCCTGTTACCGAAATACCACTAGAGGTGGTGGCGAGTTTTTCAGAGCCAGCATGACGCAGTGCCGTTTCTCCGTTTAATTCAGCTCTTATCATCCATTGGTTGTTATAGTCATTATAAATTCCAGCCGCGCTACCATCGGTCATAAACACCACTTGACCACCGATGCTATAACCCTCCCAATTATTGGTTGCGCCGCCATCAACTTCTATTGAACCATATTCACCTGTTACATCACGCAATGTTCCGGCACCGGATATTGTTATGTCTCCGTTTGTCTTTATATCCCCTTGGACATAAAGGCCATTCGTGGGGACTGCCGTGCCATCAAAGCCTGAACCAATAGAGGTCCCGCCATCAATATGAAGTTTTTTGCCAGAAACATTGGAGCCACCACCACCGATAGCAAATGTGCCGTTGTTTCCATTGTGCCATATTACATCGCTATTGGAGTTGCTATCGTTAAACTTGATGCCCGTCCAAGTGTCTGGAGATGTTAATTCAATTTGATAGTCCCAACTGTCGTTAACTGTAAGAATGCCGTTAAAGGTGTCGCTGGTGTTACTGCGTAAATAATTTGAACCCTCAACGCCATCTAATAAATCAGCATCTAGGCCAGAACCTGACCCGTCATTATCCTCACTCCAGAAATTGGCCCAATCATAGAAAGTGCCAGAATCTGCTCTGCGTACTGCAAGTCGGCCAATACTAGCACTACCAAAAGCAAGTTGAATCTTTTGAGAGCCATCATACAACTGCAATAAATTTGCATAACTGCCCCACGGACTATTTGTTGGATTGCTTGATGTCCATGAGTACCAGCCATCATCCGATAGATTATCAAGGTTGTAGGTGCTGTTAATCTTTGTGCTGTTGACAGTCTGCCTATAATAGTCTCGTGAATATCCATCCAGCATGTCAGCGTCTAGACCTGAACCACTGCCATCAACAGTCTTAATCAGCGTCAGTATTTCACTAGCAGTTTGGTCGGCTGTTGCACCAGATTCAATGCCGTCAAGTTTACTGCCATCTGTTGCCACATCGCGTCCGTCTACAGTACCAGATACTGTAATGTTGCCAGTGACATCAATGCCGCTAGAGGTGGTGACGAGTTTTGGCGAACCATCGTAGTAAATAATAACCGCACCGTCTTGCGTTAAAGCACTTATCGTTTCAGTGCCTAACTCATTTTCTATTGAAATGGAGTTTGACCTAATGCGTAGTGGTCCAGTGCCTACATCTTCAATAATGCTTTGTGTACCATTATGATAAATCTGCAAGTCAGACCCAGCACCAAACACGGCCTTGTCGTTGTCGCCAAAATTGATGTCGTTGCCATTGGTATCGAGATTGCCGCCAAGCTGTGGCGTTGTATCTGCCACAAGGTCGGTGTTAATACCCGTGAGACTAGAGCCGTCCCCTGTATAGGAGTTAGCCGCTATTGTTCCAGACGCAGTGATAGCGTCAACCGTCAGGGTTCCGGCTATGTCTTTATCTGCGCTGTCTGCTAAGTCTCTTGCCCGTGACATCCGTTACTCCGTAGGAATTTCCTGCGCCGCTTGCGCGGCTTCAAATGCGGCTTGGGTGTTTGCCGCTGTGTCAACCACACCCAACTCAAAGGCTTGTGCAACCTGTGCATCACGGCCAACTGCGAGTGCGATTTCGTTTTCGTTACAATGCGATACCAGTTTTGCAACGATGTCATTTCCAGCAATTCTGGCGCGGTTTGTTACTGCGTTGTCTGCCCACTCTTGAGGGCTGAGTGCCGCGTATTCCATACACTTTAATTCGGTGTCTGTAATTTCTATTGTAATGCTAGGCATTTGTTACTCCTGTTATGCCAACTTAACCACGCTAAACCTTGTTCGGTTGGCGGTAATGGTTCCAGCGGAGGTTAGATAACAATAAAAGTCCACATAGTCGTTTGCGGAAAGGTTTGCAAAATAAGTATTGTTAAGGCCAGTTACATCGCCGCCATCAAGGTATGCGTCACCATTCCAACCCGCAGACCCATTGACATCCAACCTCACATGAAGACCGCCCAGAACACTTGCTTGGGCGCAAACATGGATTAAATAATAACCCGCCGCCGGGGCTGTCCACCTGTTGTTGGTGGCGTCCCAACCGCTTCCAACATTATACAGCACAGACCAAGAGGTAATTTTTGTTGGCGTGTGCGCTGACAAAGCCTGATTCCCGTTTTTGTAAGCACTAAAAAACGGTTGATAAGGCATCGTGACACGGCCAGTATTATCAATCCGCATCCGTTCAGCGATTACATTCGATGACTCTGTGTAAAAGGCCAAATCCATTGTGCCAGCGGCAGTGCTATGTCCAACAATAGCACCGTTTGAAACAGAACTTGTTGTGCCTACCGAAAAACCGATTGACGCAAGATTGGTGGTGCTACCACCACTATCGTTAGCCACCGACAGGGCGTGTGGAAATGCAGTCTTATCTGTGTTTCCGCTTAAACTTGTGGTGGTGTGGTTATTTCGTAGGATTGTTTGGCCACCTTCAACAAATAATTTTGCACTTCCGGGAACTATGCCGATGCCAACATTACCTGACGAATCAATCCTAGCAACCTCGCTTGCGCCATCACCATCAGCCCCTCCAACTCTAAATTGAACTGTGTTGACAGCGTTTACACTAAGAATACCTCCAGAACCAACACCTAGACCGCCCTGAACAGTGTCGTTTGTAGATGGTGCAAGCCCTATTGTTGTGTTAGCCGGATTATTCACAGTAGATTTTATTTGCAGTTTGCGGTCTGGTTCAATTCCTAAACCTAACTGACCGTTTTGGTCTACCGTCAAATTAGTATTCCACGCACCGCCAGAATAATCTTGAAGGTAAAACTTTGCTGTTGCTGGATTAGAATCTACTTGAAAACGCCACTGACCTTTATCGGCTGTATTTGTGTCTATCTCAAGATACGCATAGCCATCACCGTTACCAATAAATCTAGGATAACCAGTTGATGAGATGGTTTGCCGCGGTGTTCCGTTTGTATAAAATTCCAAAGAATGTGCGCCGGGGGTTTGTATATAGCCAGCCCCACCAGTGCTACCCACATACATACTAACGCCGCTTCTAGTTACCTCTAGTCTGCCACCAGCCGCATCTGAACCAGAGATTTGGATAGCAGACGCTGGCGTGATTGTTCCCAGCCCTAATCGCTGTGTGGAGGCGTCCCAGAAAAAGCCTTGTGTTGTGCCATCATCCGCATACAGCGACACATCGCCGCCTGAACTAATCTTCATAGCAGGTAAATTGCTAGTCCCATCAGTTCTACCTAAATATAAATTACCGTGACCCGTGTTATTCCTTGAATCAATATATGATTCATTGCCGTTATGCCTAAATCTTAAATATTGATTCGTGCCATCACTGTCGCTTAATGTTAAGGTTGGAGTGCCAGTATTTTGTATTGTGGCATTACCATCAACCGTCAGCCCATCAGCCGTCACTGTGCCTGTGACATCGACACCTGTGTTGGTTGTGGCTATCTTTGGGTTGTTATTGTAGTTAAGCGTAACAGCCGCGCCCGTTATCCCAATGAGGTGATTGGCGGTGCCAGCCGTGTTTTGCAAGTAGATATTGTCGGCCTGAAGTTTCAGGTTGCCAGAGCCTGTCTCTACAATCCGCTTGTCACCAGAGGCTTCGTTGTATATTTGAATGCCGTCAGAGGTAGAGCCAAATACAGCCTTAACACCGTCACCGAATGTTAAGTCGCCAGTCATAGTGTCGCCAGTAGTCACGGCATAGTTCTGTGTTGAGTGGTCACCCCAGCCGTATGCTGTGTCCCACTGTCCTACCTTTGCATCGGTAATGGTGTATGTCCCCATGTCGATGCTGTTGCCATTGGCGTCAAGCGTCCCTCCCAACTGGGGAGTTAGGTCTGCTACCAAGTTGGTATTGACTGTTGCGAAGGACAGATTGCCGGAACCGTCAGTCTTCAGAACCTGACCTGAAGTCCCGTCAGCCGTTGGGTAGATAAGGCTGTTGGCTGTGAAGTTGCCGTTAGAGATGGTGAAGTCGCCAAGGACATCACCGCCGAACACGCTGAATGTGTCGTAGACTACAACCTCTACAATGTCACTGGCCGCTACAGCGGTAACCCCTGCGACTGTGTTTGTCGTATTAGTATTGTAGTCTGACCCGGCGACCAGCAAGACACCATTGAGATACACATCCACATAGTTACCGTCCGTGTAAACAAGGCTATTGCCGTTGTCGTCCGCGCCGCTGAATGATGTTTCTCCCCCAGACGCAGTGTAAAAGTATCTGCTTCTCACCGCCTGAGATGGTGTCTTACCGATGTATGCCATTGGTTATCCTCTAGGCAGACTCTGCCTTGTCCTCGCCTTCCGCTTCGACAGAGGCGATGAGTTCTTTCGTGAAGTGGTCAAGTGATACTTGGACCTGTTCCAACTGGAACCGCAACTGTCCCGCCTTCGCCTGAAGGTCACGGACATGCTGGATAAGGTACTTCTGAGTCGGTTCAAGGTTTGACTCTTCGTATTCCTTACCGTTGATTGTGATTACATTATTCTGAGACATGGATACTCCTTATGGTTTCTCAGGCCAGACGACTTCGTCCAGCGATTGATAGTGCTGAGTTATGTCCCGCAACGCTTGTCTGTATGCTGTCTGCGCTTCTGTCATTGTCAGGTCTGACGATGCCCACCAGTCTGTTTGGCTGAGTTTGGTGTCCCTAACCACCCGCAGTTTCCGCAACGGTTCACCATTTGTCAGTTCTTCTATCTTGGTGCTTATCGCTTCATCGCTTGGCTTTGCGATGACCTCGTCATGCCAGATAATGTCGTCAACTGTCTCACCGTGTGTCGTCCATTCGGCACCGGGGGCTAATTCCAATAAGGCTCTAGCCATGATACTCATGCGCCAATCTCCATCAATATAAGGCTGGCGTCCGTGCCGCTGGAAACATTACATCTCCATGAGGTGAGTCTCTGCCCCCCGTAGGTAGATACATTTCTGATACGAATGTTGTATGTCACAGCGGATGTCGTGCTTGGGCTGTCCATAAAATTGATTGATGTTCCACCACTGCCTGAGTCTGTCCAAGAAGTAATACCCAATGCATAGACTTCCGTACCCCCTCTAAAGATGGCGTATTCGCTGTTGATACCTTGGTTTGAGTAAGCGTCAATCAGGGCAGAAGCGTTTGCAAAAACTAATATTTTTGAAGATGTGGACGATGGGGTGATGGCACCTGTCATCCAAGTTGATACAAAGGATGTGCTTGATGTGTTTGTGTTTTGATTGGAGAAGGTGTGCTGAACAACTTGCAAAACCTTACCGCCGCCCTGAAAGTCGGCGAAATCATCATGGGTAGCATCGTTCAGTTGCAGACCGCTTGGACCTAAACTAACAGCCATTACTTAGTCTCCAGTTCCTTGATGCGAGTTTCTAGCTCGGCAATCTTTTTGTTTGCTTCTTGAAGCGCGGCTACGATGACAGGGGTGATACGCCCGTAGTCCATCGACATCATGCCTTCGCTGTCAGGGTCGCCAGACACAGCCTCTGGGACAATCTCTGCCATCTCTTGCGCGATAAAGCCGTGAACAGCATCGGCGTTTGGCTCTGCTTTCCACTTGTGCGTAACGGCATTCATAGCCATTAACTTGTCAGTAGCATCTGAGATGGGTGCGATGTCGGTCTTTAAGCGAATGTCAGAGGTGGTGTTGTAGGTTGTGCCTGATGTTGTTGCTTTAATAGAGCCACAACTAGTTCCATTGCTTGAGGAACCCATAGAGACATTGAACCCTACAACAGTCTCACTCTCCGTGGAGCCTATCAAGAATGCCGCGCCGCCAGACTGACCTGTTGCACTTAGAGTGTTTGCATCGCTGTGTGAGTGCCTTATATACCCTAATTGAGACATTCCCGGTAGATTGTCTACAAACTCAATGCCAGCCCAGCCACCGTTAGTGTCACTTCTAATCCTCATGGCGTTGAGGTCATCCCCGCTAACATCAAGCTTTCTTGCTGGTCCAGAGTTTCTAATACCTACTCTGTTATTCCCCGCATCAACAAACAGCATGTGGGCGTTACCGTTACTCTCAACACGGAAGTCGATGTCGTTTCCATCGTCATTAAAAGAGGCCTCAGAGCGACCCAACTGTAAAAGTCGCTGAGTCGTTACTGCTGTACCAACTGTTGTTGAAGAGTTCGCTGTATCGTTTCTGAAAGTGATTGTAGATTGGTTGAAGTCAACTGCCGAACGCCCACCGCTAAAGTTATCGTAAGAACTAGCATTGCTCTCAGAACTAGTCCCCATCAGACCATAGCCGATTTTTAATGCACCTGAACTGGCATGGGAACTAATAATGCCTAAGTAATCACCAGACCCAACTGGGCCATTCGCACCATACCTCTGTGCAAGTATCGGCCCACCCTGAGTAGCCGATACTCCAGAAAGGATTGTGCCGTTTACTTCAAAGGTATCATCAGGGTCATTTTGATTGATACCTACACGGTCTGTCCCCGCCTCGACAAACAACATGTGAGTGTTATTGTTACTCTCAACACGGAAGTCTAAGTCTTGACCAGTTTCGTTAAAGACTGCTCCAGTGCTGTCCTGCATTTTCAGCAGGCTTGCGCCACCATCGTTAGTCGTAAACTCATGATACTGTCCCGTTCCGTTTGCGTTGTTGTCTATATCGTAACGAATAGACCCTCGCGCATTTAACTTCATCAAGCCTTCGCCTGTTGTAAACACAAGCGCGTCTTGTGTGTTTGCTGTTGTTCTAGCAACACCGTTGACCGCCATGAGTAGGCCGTTAACAACAAGGTTTCCACTGACATCGCCGTTGCCGTTTAAGTCAAGACCTGTAGATGTTAAAGTGCCAGTGATGTTGATGTCACCAGTGCCAGTAATATCCGAGTTATTTAAGTCAAGGTTGCCGCCGAGTTGTGGGGTGGTGTCAGACACTAGGTCAGTGTTGATGCCTGTGAGGCTGGAACCATCACCTGTGTATGATGTAGCGGCTACCGTGCCTGTGACGCTGATGCCGCCAGAGGTGGTTTCTAGGCGTTTTACTCCACCTGTGTAATAAAGTTCTGCAACACCGTTGTTACCGTAGAATATTTTATTACCGCCAGCGGTGGCAATGTTTGGGTTGTCGGCCCAAATCCGTAAGTCACCAGAACCATTTTCTTTTATGTAAGAAGTATTGCCGTCACTGAAAATTTCTAGGTCATTCCCCGCGCCAAAGTAAGCCCTATCGGCATCACCGAAGGAAATATCATTACCGCCAGTAGTGCTTCCGTTGGCAAGAACCTCTGACAGTTCGTTGTTGGCACCAATCTGGCTGTCTACATATGCTTTGATGGATTGCTGGGTGGCGAGTTTAACGGCACTGTTAGATGCCATGTTGTCTTCGTCTTTAATGCCCGTAACGGTAGGACCGTCTGCGTTTACGCTAAGTCCGTTTACAGTATTAAAGCGTGATATACCCGCGCCGATGTATCCCATTAGGTAATCTCCAGAAGTGACACCGCAACATCAGCAGACGATGCTGTGTTGCTGGTAACCTTCAATGTATCTCCCGGTTCCATGACAACCTTCTGGTCGCCACCGATAACAACCAGTGACGAGCCAACAGGTACTGGTGCATTCTTGATGACATACACGCTATCCTGTGCGCCCGATGTTCTGGTGCTTGCATCCAACTGGACATCAACCTCGATTTGACTTGTCACAATGTTAGCAACGGTCAGTCCAATAATCGTGGTCTCTGTCGAGGATGGGCATGTGTAAACGGTAGCGGCTGATGTTCCTATCGCCGTGTCCGTTTTTGATTTGAATGAGTTTGCCATAGTCCTATCCTAACGCAATCGACAGGGCGACAGCCTCACCAGCGGGGTCGAAGTATGTCAGCCCCGTTGATTGGAAGTTGTCGCCGTGAATGACCTTTTCTGCTGGTAGTGTGCAGAAGATGGTACGGGTGCCGCTTGTCCAACTGACAGCGGCGTCTGAGTTACTGGACTGGAGTATTGTCGTTCTGGCGAGGGTTGTACCAGAAGCGGTGTAAGTCCCCACCCCAACCTCAAAGTCCGTACCGTCTGTGCAACAGTAGAATGTGGTATTGCCGTCCCCGACTTCATTAAAGGTCTCAAAGCCACCCACAGCACCGTCAAGGGTATAACTCCCAGTCCCGGTTGTTGTGGTGGTCTCCTTTACGCGGTCAGCAATAACCAGAGCCATTACTTCAACTCGACTGTCAGGTTACCAGCGTTGATACGGAAGATATCCCCAGACGCGATTGTCTTGGATACATCAAGCGCACCGACAAAAAGGATGTTGCCTGATGTTGCGGCGTCCGTGATGAATGCATGTGTCACGGTGTAACTAGCCACACCAGATGACGCAGAGTATTCAATGTTGCTAGTGTTGGATACAGTCTGCTGGTCTGCCGATGAAGAGGTCAGTGTCCAGTCAGCGGCGGCTACCTGTTGACGGGTGTAGTTGGCGTCCTCTGAGGTGGTGTTTACCTCAGTGAGTGTGCCAGCCTCTGCGTCAGATACAGCGGTTGCCAGTCCAATATAGATGCTATCGCCGGGGGATGTGATACTCCCAGCGTTGTTCTTGAAGAGGAAACTAAGAAGTTTGTTCTCCAAATATGTGGTTGCGGCGTTAGTCGTTGCCATGTCTTAACCCTCGTTTCTCATATAGAAGTTGTCGATTGAGTTTCTCGCCTGTTGTTCTTCGGTAATTTTCTGAACAGCGGCTTGGTACAAACCCATGTACCGTTCTTGAAGGCCAGCATTTCTATTGAAGGCTGACGCTTCCATAAGACTCCCGTACAGCAACGCATCGCTTGCATTGTCTGTAAGCCAGTTTGTCAGGTTTGCCGCTGACAAGGCAGGGAGACGGCGGCGGTAACTAATCTCAACAGGGATGTTAGTCGCCGGAGTTGGTGCAACATAAATGGTGAGGTCGTCAAAGTATGCGTAATACTCTGGGTCACCCGTTGTAGTTCTATCAGGCCAGAACTCCATCATAAATTCATCAGACCTGAGAAGCAGAACTTGATGTGTTCCAGTGTTTCCAGAAGTATAGCCCGGAACAAGTTGTAGGTTCTCTAGTGAAACCATGTCCGTTGGCATCGTGAGGAATGGGTCGTTGGCTGTTAGTGATGAGGTCTGGCGTCTACGAAACGCTGGTATCTTCAGGTCGCGGGACAGGCGCAGTTCAGTAAGGTCAATAAAAGTTGGGATTGCGGCTGAGAACTCCGCGCCATCATCTTCCATAAAATCTTTAATGTTCTGAACTAAGTCTGTGTAATTCATCTCTAACTTCCAGCAGTATGTGGATAACGACTGGTAAATGCCGTGTTGTTTGTCGGCGCATCCTTGTCCTCAGGACGCGGATTGCGTAATGCTTGTGGGTCTGAAATCTTGTGGCGACCCAACTGCAACTGTGGATGGTCGTCATCAAGGCAGGATGAACACACACGCAAACCATTTGGCCTACGGTTGTATATCTCTTCCTTCAACCTCTTGTACGGGTACTTCAGTCCACAGCGGTCACATACCGCTACAGACTTCTTACCTGATGCATATCTCGCCATTTGTTACCCCAGTGCAGGAATAATTCTAAAGTCAGACCTATCACGGTCTTCGGTCGCCGCAAGCGCAAAGTCCTCTTCGTAAACTTGTTTCAGGAGTGGAATGCGGTCAGACACATCTGGGTTTTTCAACGCCAGTTGATAAGCAAGCCCTGCAATGATTGCCGGAAGAAAACGGGTAGGGGCATCGTACTGTGTGACCGAACCCTTTACAGAATCCTCAATCCGGCGAATGCGGTAATACACGAGAGTGTAGTTGTTGTTGTTAGGAACTGGCCAAACAGTAATTCTTGGCGCGGCGACTAACCTCTCAATGTATATTTTTACAGGACGGCCCTGTGTGTTCTTTGATGTAAGTGCTGAGTATTCACCGAGGCTCATCCGTGTAATCGCCAAATCAGTTTGGGATGAACCCGTGCCTTCACGAACTGCGTGGTCTAGTACGCTTACCGTGTCTGCTGGGAGTGTGTAGGATGCTGTGCCTGAGGTGAGGGAAAGCGTGGCTTGGTCAACAGTCCATAGGTTGATTCCACGGTTTGCAAAGTCTTGGGCTAGGAGGTTTAGGGAACGGCGTGCTGTACGGAAGTCACTTCCTGAATATGCACGGCCAAGACCAGCGCGTTCATACGCTTCTTCGATTATTTCATGGATGTCAAGATTGAATGTAGCTGTTCCAGAGGTAGCCATTCTTTCATACTTTCTAAAGCGTAAGCAGTTTCTTCTCTCCGTTCTTGGTGCCTTTTAATCTTGGTAAGGCGACCTTGTTCAGAGACCGATGTTTGTTTGTGATGTCTGTGCGCTTTTCGGACGCGGCGATAACACATATGTTATTTTCGGAACTTGGCTGTCTTTTTCGCTACGCCTTTTGGCTGTCTAACAAATTGCTTGCCAGCCCTTGTTCCTTTTCTTTTAGCCGCTGATGTTGCGGCGTACTCTTTTGAGGAAAGAGATTTGATTGCCTTCTCCGGCAAATAGCGTTCACCCGTTGCTTTTGGACCAAGTGTGCTGTTCTTACCACTCTTCGTTCTCCACTTTTGTTTTGTCCACTTGGACAACTTGTTGGAAGACTTCTTCTTGCCAGCGTAAGAACCGCCGGAATCCTTGTAGTATTTAACAGCCAGTTGCATGGCTCTTGCTGAGTGCTTGCCACCCATCTTCGCTTTTGCTTTGGCCTTTGCCGCCGCCCATTTCTTTGGGTCACGCTTTGTCGCTGTTCCCTTAGTGGCCATCAGTTCCCCGCAAACTTGAACATATAAATAAACCAGATGAACAAACTTGAAGCCAAGATGACGGCCCCGATTATTGTTGCCCACACTAGTATTTCTTCTCGCCTCTCTTCGGCCAACTTCTTCTGACGCTGTCTCTCGACCCTTGCGTCCACTTGGAACTTAATCCAGTCATTCCAGAGGCCGGGTCTTCCACAGTAAATCATATACTGCTTTAACTCCTCTTCACGCTCCCGTATCTGTTCGAGTGCTATGAACTCCTCTATATCTGAAGTTTTGTTTGGGTCGCCAAACAGAGAGTTCTTTTTCTTGTTAGCCCTCTGGTGAAGAGAGTCTTTCGCATTAACGAAATCCGCTATAGCCTTTCCGGCTTTAAGCAAATCACCAGAATTTTGTACGGCTGTCTTGATAACCGCAAATGCGGCATTGGCCGCGCTTAACTCAGCTAACACCGTTTCCACCCCTAGTATACGGTTACAGACCCTTTCTCTATTTGCTTCGGCAAACAGTAGGCAGTAACCCTATCCCTTGGGTCTAGTAAGGAGTGGTACTGGTAGTTTCCATATCTTTTAGTAACTTGCGATGCGAAGTAGTTGCATCGGTCAACATCTTCAAAATACATGTCATTACTTACTAGCGTCCTCGCGTCACCTGTGCCGAGGTACACCATAAGTAAAAAGACATGTTGCATTAAGACACGGTGTAATTACCGCCTCGTGAAGCCGCACCCATACCCTTACAGGAACCGCCATTCTTCATCTTCTTTGGCTTACCGCCGTACTTCATACCCTTGACGGGTTTCTTTTTCATTGGTGGTTTTGATACTTGGTTATACATGTTAGCCCTCGACATTGTCATTTGAACCATCCTGTGAACATATGGGCGAATGTTCCAACCAATCCACCCAACGCTACCATTACCCAGAAAGCACCCTTCCACCTATTGGCTTGGGCTTTCAGGTCTGACACCTCTTCGTGAACATGACGCACTTCGTCAGAGAGTGTCTTTATTCGTTCCTCTAAACGGGCAAGTGTTACCTCTACTGGCTCCATTAGTATTTCCCCTTCTTTCCTTTGGGGGGTGACTTCTTGGAACCGCTGGGTCCAGCCCACAACTTGCGGTCTGCCCAGTATGCGGCACTCATCTTACCCTTAGAGATGTTCTTGGCGTGTCTGGCTTTGAAGGATTTTCTGGCGGCTGAAGAGTAATTATGTCCGTAACCCTTTGCGCCAAAGTGAATAAGTTTAACCTTGTCGCCTTCCTTGGCCAGCACCATGCCCTTTTTGCCGGGGCGGTCTGAGGTTCTTGGCTTGTTAAAGCCAGCAAACTTCTTGCCTCTGTATTCAATGCCGCCTGATGGCAGTCTCTTTACGCCGGGGTATTTTGACTTACTAGGCATGGAACAGGGTCACTGAACTAACATTGGTTACATCGACATAGACATTTGTCGAGAAGCGAATGCCGTCAGATGGAATGGCAAGAGTGTTACTCTCGTCTTCCCCTGCCTCAGTAGCGGGTACAGTCAACGATAGAAGAGTTGTCCCACTTGCGCCGCCATCCTTCAGAACTACAGAACCAGCCGTGGATGTGCGGATATAATAGATTGATTTCACCCGTGCCGCGTGGTTGACGGCCACACCGTCAGCGGTAACGGTTGTTGCGGTAATGTCTGACATTAGTTCCTCCGAATAGCAAAAAAGAGGGGCGAGTTTCCCCGCCCCTCCAGAGTGTTAGGCACCCGGTGAGCCGTAGTAGGCCAGCGGGTCGGAATAGCCGAAGCTGTAACGCTCACGACCTTTGTACCGTACATTACCAGTCTCGAAGTCACCTTCCATGCTGGTCTTCATTGGTACGCGGACGAAGTGCTTAAAGCCATTCGGAATGTCCGTGCCGAGGAACCATGCGTCAACATCGGTCAGGTAGTGGTTAACCATGTACCCGCCCGGAATTGCAGACATTGACCGCAGGGCATTGATGTCATTCTTAGCGAATGAGTCAGCACCAGCAGTACCGCCAGCAATAGTTGACAGTTCAGACTTCATCAGGCGTTCAGCAACAAACTGAAGGTCTGATGGGATAACCAGCTTAGTTGGACGGGCGGCAATCTTGAGGCCACGCTCGTCTGTCCATTTGCCGATTGCGATGATTGCGGCTTCCAGAGAAGTCTCGTTCAGGTCAACAGCAACCGCTGGTGTGTTGCCGTTAGTGGCACCGTTTACCAGTGGGTGTGCAGTGTTGAACAAGGACACGCCGTCACCACCAACTTGGCCAGTGAAGCCAGAGTTGAACAGGTCTGCGCCTTTTACTTCCTTGGTGTGCTGGAACGCACGAGCCAATGCCTTGGTGTAACGAGCAGACAGGCTGTCGTACAGGTTGTCTTCAACCGCTTCTTCAGTAATTGAGAAGCCCATTGCAATGGTTTCGTGTGTATACCGGCTGGTGTAAGCCTCTTGTGCGTCATCATAAGTGATGGCGGCACCTTCGTCTTTCACTGGCGCGGCTCCAAAGCCACTTAATTTGGTTTCCTCCTCAAAGCTACGCTCTGAGTTTTCAACCTCGAAACAGCTACGCCATTCTTCTGGGTAGCGTGCGTACTCCATGCCGAACAATGCATTCAGACCCGGCAGGAGTTCTTTCATTAGCTGTGCGCGTGCAATAGCCATTTTACAACTCCCTTAGGTAATGCTTGCGGCCATGAGGGCATGTTCAGACTGGTTCATCATCACGACAATGTCGGTGTATGAATCACCTACTGAAGAGCCAACACGGTCTACGAAGTCTACGATGCGCCAGCAACCACCAGTGATAGCGGCTGTTGATGCGTCTGCCTGAAGGCCAGAATTACCAGTGGTAGTATTACCAGCGGAAGTCTGGACAAGGTCAATGGTTTGACCAAGTGCAGTTTGTGCAACTGCGCCGTCAGCCTGAACTTCGTACAGAGTGAAAGGATTGATGGAAACAACCGCTTTAATGTCGGAAGCGGCGATACCACCGGGGTAGTATTGCTTGTGAGTTACCTGACCAGTGTTTGGGTCTGTGTAAGACACACCCATGAAAACACCGACAGGGTTAACTTCACCAGCGGCACTCTCACGGACGAGGTAACCATCGTCAGTGGAGTTTGTGACATCAGCGAAACCGACAACATCACCATTGAAGATAGCCGTAGCGTAACCAGACTTGATTGGAATCTCACGAGTCGAGCCAGCAAACGGCATACCCCCAAGGAGTGCAATCGGCTTCAGGCCACGGGGGGCTGAAGTAGCAGACATTATGTCTCTCCCTAAAGGTTAGATTATAGCCCCCAACCGAGTGTTAGGAGCCTTTTCCAAAGGACACACGACTAGAACGCTCTGGAGCGTTAATCGGCATCCGTGGGTTGGATTCCCGCATAAGTGCATTGTCAACGGAGTGGATGGCATCAGTAGACTGTTGCCGATAGTGTTCGTTGCGTTGCTGTGCCATATGTTCGGGCATCCGGCAGAGAAGCAGACCACCTACTTCGATGTTGCCTTTGAAGCGAGGGTTCGGGTCTAGAACAAGATGTTCCATCTCAGGGGCCTCTTCGATAGGAACTGCCTCCCACCCCTCACGGAGTTTCTTAGAGTAGTTCATCGGGTCGTCTTGTCCCTGAGTAGCGATGCGAACCCACTTAAATGTGTAACCGTCTTTTGGAAGAGGGTCTGGCAACATGTTAGGTGGAGACCAAGTTTGGGGGCGTAACTCCTGTTCACGCTTCTCTACTGAACGAGGGGTACGGGATGCTTTTGCTGTATCAGACATGTGAATGCCTCCTAATTATCAAGCGCAACAAACTGCTTTGCGTATTCCTCAAGGGGAACACCCAAGCGTTTCGCTACGGCCACCTGTGAAGGTGAGAGTCGGACTTTCTTGGAACGGCCACTTTCGTTGCCTCCCGGCGTAACCACAGAGGTTGCGTTACCCTTTCGGGTCCGGCTTGGCGTGTCCTGCGCCTCGCCTTGAAACTTGTGTGGGAACTCTTCGCGCATTCGCTGGTCAATCATGTCGTAGTATCTGTCACTACTCGCCTCGACCCCACCTCTGACAATGTCATCGTGGATAGCGTATGCGGCGTTGGTCATAACCATGTCCTTGTTAAACCAAGGATTACGACCAGCCCACTCCACCGCCTTAGTATCTGGTGGCGGTGCAATCGGGTCATACTGCTGATAATTATCTGGCGAAGCCTTTGTCCGCATTGCTTCCAGTTTTGTGTTCTGGGAAGCCGCTTTAATCATGCGGTCTTGTGCTTCGATTATCTTGTCAGCATCACCGTCTTCATATGCTTTTTTATAATCAGACTTTGCTTTTTCAATGTCAGCGTTGATACGCGCTTCCATCTCAGTTACGGATGTATTAGAGAACTCTTGTGCCGCTTTACGCAGTGAGTTGTTCTCATCCATAGCCTTCTGGGCTACGCGATAGTATTCGTCACGCTGTCGTTCCGCTTCGCGCTGTTTGTGAACTAGGTCATCAATACGCTTTTGGAACTTGGATGATTTCTTTGGCTGGTCTTCAGAGGCTTCTAAATCCTGCCCAGAATCATCCTCTTGAACTTCCGTTTCATCTTTCGGAGTTTCTTCTTCATTCTCCTCCAGTTCGACTTCCAGTTCATCATTATCCTTAATATCTTCTTCACTCATGCTGTTGCCCTCGAAACTTTGGTTGGGTCATCAACGACTGCTAAGATTGCGTCATCGTTAAGAATACGCATCTCACAACCGTCATATTCAAAGCGATGTCCGGCATATTTACTGACCATCACCCAGTCGCCTTCCTGACACCAAGGCCCTGAAGCGAAACGATAATCTGTATCGGGGTACGCAGTTTCCCCTACAGAAATGACTTTACCAACTATCGAAGCAACATCTTCTCGTGACTTTGCTTCCGTAGGTAGGATTACCCCACCTTTGGTTTTTTCTTCTACCTTCGGCATCACAATAAGAATGTGATAACCCATAGGTTTTGGCGGGTTGTCAGGTACGACAACCGCGCCCGTACTGTATACGGACGACATACTTTCTCCTGTTAGCTTACTTACCTAGCGGTCAAGCCACGCCGAGTCTCAGTCTTCTGAGAGATTGAGGAGGTTCAGAAGTTCTCGTTCTGCTATCGCCAGACCTTCAATCTGACCGACAGTTCGCTGGTACTCCTCAAATGATTTTGCGGAACCGAGTGCAACATTATCAGTTAACTCGTTCATATAGTTCCGTAAGGTCTTGCGGACCTCATCCGCAAATGCATGAACTTGTGGGTCCATGTAGAACTCCTTTAGCTTATATATAACATGATGTTAGTGGTCAGTGCCGATGTTATTTAGCGTCTGCCCTTCATCAGGTCTGCTTGCACCTTCATCGTTGCTATTTCTCTTTGTTGCTGGAGTCGTTCTCTTTCAAGTTGGGTACGCATGTTAGCCTTCTGGAGTTCCACCTGTGCGTCCAACTGTGCTTCCTGTGCGTCCTGCTGTACCTTCGCTTGTTTGATTTGCAATTCTGCTTGCTGTTGTTGCATTACTGGGTCCTGTGCCGCCGCCATTTGTCGTTCAAGAACAGCCTGTTGCTGTGCCTTTCCTGTCATTTGTGCCGCCGCTTGTGCGGCCTGTGAGGCAATTCTCATCTCTTCGTCCTCGGTCAAGCCGCCCTCTGCCTCTCTGTTGAGAGGCGGCAGTTCATCAGCGATGAGTTCCTGCGCCTGATTGCGGTACTTGTGTGCCATGTGTTCAGAGATGTGCGCTGACAGCGCGGCAGTAATCTGCTTGCCCATTGGGTTCTGCTGAAGACTTGGGTCTTGCATGAGAGACATGTGGGCAGAGATGTGACTGTCGTGGTCTTGGTAGGAAAAGACTTTGACAGGTGCGCCAGCCATCATCCGTGCGTTCTCTGACACTGGGTCAAACGCTGGGACATCTGTTGGGTCTGGCACGATTTCGTCCACACCGTCTACACCAACGGTCTTGAGGAAAGAGCGATGCAGTTTTCTCAAGTCGTATAGTTGTGGTGCTTGCGCCGATGTTTGCAATGCGGCCTGTTGTTGCATAATCCGCTGTGCAAACGATGTGGCGTTGGGGTCAGAGACAGGTATGATATCAACTCGGTCATCAAAATCTGACCTCGCTATTAACGAATCTGCCCCAACATCATATGGATACTCAGGAAGAGTATCCTTAATGATAGCCGCTAGTAGTTTGAACTCGCGGCGTAAACTGTTGTGTAGCCTTGCGTGAACGGCAGACATGACTTTCATTGACCGTTCAATCAGGGCAATGGTTGTTCCGACTGGTGCCTCTTGGTTGCCCTCGCCAATCTGCAAGTCTGCGATTGATGCAATGCGGCGACCCTCTTCAACCAGCACACCCATCAACTGGGCTAGGGTAGGGGACGGCTCCTTGAATGGTAAGGGTAAGATGTTGTCGCGTATCGCCCCACCCGGAAGGTCAATATCTCTGAACTCTCCGGGTTCGATTGGCTTGTCGTCACCTTTAATACGCAAGCCTCTGGCCTTGAATCCGGCAGGAAGGTTTGCGAGTGTCCCAGCGTCAATGAGTTGACGCAGAATTGAAGTGGAAGACTTAGCGATAGAACCAATGAGATGTATAAGCCCGAAGCCATAGAATCCAAGCCCCGGCTGGAATTTATAATGAACGAAGTGCTGATGCGGCTCCGCTAGTGGGTCGTCCTCTTCATAATTACGGCGAACTGATAGAACGGAACCTGATGCGTAGTCGATTGTGACGACATAGGGGAGGTTGAGTCCTGATGGCTCTCCGTCTTGTCCAAGGTGTTCAAACCCTTCGAGGTCGAGTTCAACGAAGACTTCGAGGAGTGTTCTGATGTCTGACTCTGAGACCTCTGTGACTCCTGTGAGTTCGTTGTATTTTGTTTGTATATCACTACCTTCATTCGCATTTTCTCCCAAGTCGATGTCGCGGTAGAAGCCACTGAGTTGCATACGGCGCACAAAGTTTTCACTTTTCCGCATGACATGGGTGTAGCGTGTAGAAGACTTCAGGTCTGTTGTGTCGTAACTAACAACGAAGTCTTCGGCAGGAACGAAGATGCTATCCGGCCTGTTGTGCTGTGGGTCGTAGTATACCTTACGGAAACCAGAGCCAGCCAATGCCGTCTTAAACAGCAGTTGTTCTGTAGATGGACGGTATTCTTCAATCTCCTCTGTCAGGAGATAGTTCATATAATCCTGTACGCGCCGCGCCTGTTCGTCCCTCTCGGCTGTCTTATTGCCGATGACCGTAGTTCTTACGGGTCCGTTAGAGGGGAAGATTTCCATCATCGCCTGTGAGACAAAGCGAATTACAGCCTCACTTAGGATGGGGTGTGTTACGCCAGTGGCACCTTCAAACGGTGTAGTTCTGTCCTCAATCTTAACGCCAAGCAAGTCGAGGCCGTCAATGTAAGCCTGTTCCCACTCGTCTCGTGATGCGCGGTCTTCTTCGTATGCGGCGACCAAGTCAGCGGCGAGGGAGTTCAAATCCCCATCGTCCATATGCTCCGCTAGGTTGGCGTCAAAAGGAATGTTGTCCTCATCGGACATTGGGTCAAAGTCAATGACAACGCCACCTTCATCATCGTCAATGATGATGGCTTCTGGGTTCAGTACGCCTATCTGCAATGTGTCTTCGGCGGCTTCTGCCATTTCATCTTCTTCCATATCTAATCCTTAGTAATAAGGGTTCTGTCGGCGAGGACGCCACTCTGGCTCCTCATCCTCAAAGTCATTGTAAAGACTCAAGAAACCGCCTTGGCGGAATCTCATCAACGCCAAGGTCGTGCAGTCCACAAGGTCGTCATGCGCTCCGTTAGGGAAAGACGCGCATTGTTCAACCACTTCTTCAGCCCAGCGAGTTGCTGGATGCCATACGATACCGTTGGCGAATATATCAGTGATTGAATTAACGCGTGACAGTTTGTCTTGACCGCGACTCGGAGTGTAATCCATGACAGGAATACCTGAAGCGCGAAGTTCTTGAATAAGCGGTAAACCCGCCGCTTTAGCCTCAATAAGATATCCGTCAGGTTCGTAAGCATAATATAGTTCCAATGCCCTGTTCTTTAGTTCAGGGAACTCAAGTTTCTCATTAACAGCGTCAAGCAGGATGATGTTAGGCACCAACTGCCCATCATCGTTTGGGTGTTCAAACACGCCCCATGTTGTAATCGCAGAGTAGTCTGACCGCGCATTCTTAGTGTGTGCGGTATCGACAGACTGGATAATGTAGTCACACGGCGGTGGACTGCCCTTTCTCCACTCCTTCCAGTATTCCCTCTTTATCAGTGCGCCTTCTTCAGAGGTTGGCTTCTGCTGATACTGGGCAGACCATTTAGATATTGGCAGTTCTGCCTTGAGGGCGTGTAGTTCCTCTTTACTCCAGAAGTCTGGCCAGAGAGGTTCTCCATCTTCGTATAACGCTGGGAGTTCAATAACTTCCCACTTGTCAGAACCCTTGCGTTCTTCCGATGACTGAAGGATGTGGCCTGTCAAATCCAGTTCATGCCACCGTGTCATCACGATAATAATTGCGCCACCCGGTTGTAGACGCTGTCGTGGACCTGAGGCGTACCACTCATAGACACTGTCGAAGTAGTCTATGGATGGACTGATACCAGCGGTCTCGGAGTGTGGGTCATCAATAATTAACAGGTCAGCACCACGACCAGTCATGGCACCACCTACACCTACGGCAAAGTATTCGCCGCCGCCCGAAACATCCCATCTACCAGCGGCCTTTGAGTCAGCCCTGAGAGAGACATTTGGGAATACCGACTTGAATGACTCGGTGTCGAGAAGGTTACGAACCTTTCGACCAAACCTCACAGAGAAGTCAGCGGTGTGCGTAGCCGCGATTATCTTCTTGCTGGGGTCTTTGCCAAGCATCCAAGCTGGCAGTAGCCATGAGGTAAGTTCAGACTTACCGTGGCGAGGAGCGATATTGATGATAATACGCTTCAACTCACCATCGGCTACCTTTTGAAATTTCTCAGCCATGATGCGGTGGTGCGGTCCTTCAATAAAAGAAGGCCATACCACCTTTACAAAATCGAGAAAGTTATCCTTCGCCTTGTCAATCTGCTTGGCTTGATGCCACTTTGCTAGGGCTTTGGTAACCGCCTCGTAGTGTTGCGGTGGAAGTTTATCAATGTTTTTAAGTAATTCTTGTGCGGATGCGTCCATTGTCACCGATGCGGGATGTTATTATCCACACATACAAAATATCATGTCATTGTGGCTTAATGCCTATTTTTCTCTGTATTGGTTTAGATTGAAAACCTGACACATCATGTCATTAAGGTCTTCAAACTTCTCCATATAAATGGAATGCATCCCCAGCAGATAGTTGTCTATCTGGTCTGGCGTCATGTCTCGACAGCAGAGGGCGTTTCTCAGGCAGTCGATGTCATCCAATATTACCGATGCCCTCATTATTTTTTCTTCTAAATCGAAACGGTCTGCCACTTTAATCCTCATCGGTACTATCAATACCAATTTGTTAGTGTAATTAAACTATTCGTCCCTTTCGGGATGATATACGCTTCAGCGCATATCTGAGTTTTATGCGCTTCAACGCATAGGTTTTGTGCCATAAATGATACATTACGGCGTTTAATGCTCTGTTCACCGCACAATCAGCGGTCATCACCTGACCCTGACAGAGTTCCTTTTTCCTGACGGACGCGGAGTTTTTCGATGTTCGCAATAGCGATACTCTCAAGCGTAATGTCTAAGTCACAGGCAATCTGGCTGATGTACCACAGGACATCGCCCAGTTCCTTGCGGATTGCCAGTCGGTCTTCCTGTGAGAACTTGCCGCCTTTGTCGCGGATAATCTTCTTTACCTTTTCCGCTACCTCGCCAGCCTCTCCAGCCAGCCCAAGGGTAGGGTAGGTTACAGCGTGTTCCGCTGGGTAGATTGCCGTGGCACGGGCTTTCTCTTGATACTTCGCAAAATCCATGAACATTACTTCCCTTCCTTCTTCACAGGATAAATAGGAACAACCCTGTTTCGCTGGACATATCTCTGAAACGATGTCTCATTGTATTTCTTGCGAAGCATCTTGTTCCGTTCTTCTTTTAATCTCTTGTCTGGTTTCTTAATCTCATCTGCCATTGACTTCTCAATGGTTACTCTTTGAACTCAACTAGTTCCCTCAGGTCTATCAAAGCACCAAGGGAACGGTTGCCATCGCCACCCTTGCGGTAACGCTTCTTCTCTACAGCGGCCTCTACTAGTTCCTTCA